TACGCATTCGGTACACTTATCGCTGTTAATCTCGTAGATATGATCTCCCATTGAAATCGCCTCATTCGGGCATTCGGGTTCACACATATCACAATTAATACAGCGTTTAGTAATTAGTAAAGACATTTCAATGAATTACCGTTAAATCATTTTAAAATCAGTAAGTTGTATCGAGTTTGTATGCTTTACTGTCATTAACTTACTGTATGTTGATCCAGTGTATTTAACCTTGATAAACTCAGTCCAGCAACACAAAACCGCAACACATTGCATTTTGTCCCGTAGAAAAGACTTGTATGTGTGAGCTTGTTTTCTGCGCCTACGCAGATAAGGATTGAGAATGCCGCGCACTGTAACACATAATCCGGATAGCCCCAATAATGACGATGTTTTAGCCGCTTCTGAAAAATGGGACGCCTGTAAACCCCCCTATACTAGCGCACACATGAAAATCTGTGTTGCTGCCGCCAAAATCATCCTCGCTGCTTCCGGCGTGGCTCGCCGTTCCAAATACGAAAAAGAGAACTATCTCCGTATCGATTTCAGCAAAGCCGGTAAGGTTACATTTTACGCCGAGTTTCCAAAAAAGATGGGCCTCAAAGGTAAAAAGCTCGGCGAGTGGCCGGAGCTCGCTATCCAGCTGGCGCGCGAAAAAGCACTAGGTATGGCTGACGGTGGACTGCGGGCAGAGTCCGTACATGCAGCGCTGGAAATGTACCGGGATGACCTCAAAGCCAAAGTAGCCCGTCAGAAGCTGAGCCCGGACAGTTTCACAACCTACGGGGTGCGTATCGACCGGATTAAATCAACGTTCGGCGAGCGCGAGGTGTTCAGCGACGTAACATACAGTCGGCTGGTGGAAGTGCTGGACGAGTGGATCGCCACTCGCTCGAACAATAACGCCCTGGAGTTGTTTGCCGAGCTCCGTCGGTTCTGGAAGTTCTGCGCACCTACTCTTTGCAACGGCCGCAATGTTGCCGCCAGTCTGCCAGATGATTATGTTTCCTCCCGCGTACAGAAACCTACCCCCACACGGCTTTTTACCGATATTGAATCAATCGCCCGACTCTGGCTCAATGTTGCTGCCTGCACCTCTGTACACCAGAAGAATGCTGTTCGCTTCATGATCATCACTGGTGTTCGTCCGATTAATGTCCATAACCTGCGCTGGGACTACGTTCACGAGGAGGCTGGTGAAATTGTTTATCCGGAAGGGGTTATCGGCATGCGAGGGGCTATGAAAACACAAAAGGCTTTCCGCCTGCCGATAACGCCTGAGATCCGGCGGATTATCGACGAGCAGAAAGCCTGGCGTGATTCAGTTCCTGAGTGCAACAGGGATTATGTATTTTTGCAGCCACGTGATCCAATGCAGCCATTTTCAAAACGATCACTGGATAAGCTGGTGAAAACATACAGCCCGGACGGGGCTGTAAAAGGAATAAAACATGATGGGACTGTTAAAGGGAAAGACGGTGCATTTAATACGATGTGCCGTAAATTCCTTAAGAGCAATGTTATTGCCTTGATGAAGGAAAGAGGCTATTCCCGCTCAGACCGAAGGGAAATCAGCCTCCTTTGCCTTCACCACTCCAGCAAGTCAGATGACCCGATGGCAGAACATTACGACTTTTCTGATGAGATTTTACAGGAAGAGATTGCGTTGAAGCGCGAAGCTTTCGAGGCTCACGAGCGGAGCATACTTGCGCAGGTGGCATTGCTACGGCGGCGAGGTTAATACTGGCTGCGACATTTTTGAATAAAAGCGTCGACATTTCGGCGCTCATAACGAACTACTTTTGCACTGAAACGAATTGGTGCCAGGATAGCCCGATGACGATGCTTAATATTCCACTCACATAGCGTTTTCTGTGTAATACCTAACTTTTGGCATACTTCATCCGGGGTGAGTAAATCGTCGGGTTTCTCGCTCATGCTATACCTCTCTTTTTCATGGCATCGAGCAGGATGTCCTGCACTGTTCGTTTTGAGTTGCGCCGCTCCATCACCATTTCGTCCATAGTGTCGGCAGCAATAATGTGGTGAATAAATACCGGACGATTGTGTCCGGCCTGTATCTGTCTGGTTGGGCCGATACGTTCAATAATTTGCTGATACTGCTCCAGGTCCCACCAATGTGAGAAAAATACCAGTATGTTTCCGCCGTCCTGCATGTTCAGACCGTGGCCCGCGCTGGCTGGGTGTGCAAAGAGAACAGGAATCTTTCCGGAATTCCAGTCACGTAGTGTCTGTGGATCCTGGTCGAGGTGACGACCGCGAGGAAATGCTTTAAGCAAGCGTTCAAGATCGTGTTTCCAGTGATAAGCAACCAGCACAGGTGCGCCAGCTGCTTCGGTCAGTATGCTGTCCAGCGCCTGTAGTTTGGTGTCATGCAGTTCTGACCAACTTCCGGTGTCATCTGTGTATACTGCGCCGCTGGCGATTTGCAGACACTTCAGTGTCTTTGCCGCGGCGTTCGGTGCTTCGATGCCTTCGCCATTCAGCTCGAGGAACATTTCCTTTTCCATTTCACGATACTGCTGACGGGCCTTCGGCGGCATATCCACGCGGATTACGTTATGGATGGGGTCTTTGATATCGAACCAGTCGGCCGCATCCAGCGAGAGGGTCACATCGGCTAATGCTCGCTGTATTTCACCCTGTGAGTGAGCAAAAGGTTCCAGTTTAGTCCAGCTCTGTCCCGGAAACTGTATCGAGTTGAACCAGCGTGAGGTAAACGCGCCGTAAGTGCGCCCGAGACGTTGCCCTTGGTCCACAAACCACGATTGTCCCCACAAATCTACCAGGCCGTTCGGTGCTGGCGTACCGGTGAGATTTATCCAGCGCCGGACATACTTATGCGCCACTTTGCCCAGCGCCGCCGCGCGCTTACCACCACCTCGCAGCCGGAAGGATTTTAGCCGGGTGCTTTCATCTGGAATGACAGTTCCGAACGGCCATCGTTCTCCCAATTCTTCAACCAGCCAGACAAGGTTATCGTAGTTGATGGTGAACACGCTCGCGTTGCTGTTCGCCAGCGCCGTAGAGCGCGCTTTGGCGTTACCGATGATCGGCTGTACCTCAATATTACGCAGATGCCCCCATTTAACAGCTTCATCAGGCCAGGTGCTTGCTGCAACGCGTAGCGGCGCGAGGACCAGCGCGGGGTGTGTTTCTGCTCCAGCCATGAAAAGATCTTCCAGCGTGGTGAGTGTCGCTACGGTTTTACCCATCCCCATCCCTGCCCAGATGTTGCCGCGCAGAATGTCGGTTTGGTGATTGATTATGAGGTTTTGATAAAGTCGGGGGTGGAATATGTTATTCATTAATACACCTATGGTAGAATATGTGTCAATTCTCTCTCTATATATATAACTAACGGAGGCGGGTATGCCCCTGGCAAAAATACTTACAAAACAAGTTTCTTTATTAACTGTTTTTTCAGCGTTAGCTTATGCGATGGCATATTCTTTTCAGAAAGGTGTTGCATCGTATTATGGCTATCCAGCCCTTTTTATTAAAATAGATTTAAATACGCTATTGTATTCGGCTGTATGGCTTTTGTTTTTTAGTTTTTTATTTCTCGGTGCCTTATACGCGACATTGATGTTTGATTTGAAAGGGAAATATTATGTTCCATTTATTATATTTATAGTGGTTATGCTAATACCTAATTTTTACATAATAGGATTTCATTGGCCTTTTGGTTATTTCTCCGAAACCTCTGTGATGAGTGTTGGAGATATTTTATTATTTGCTCTGCTTTTGTTGAATTACCACAATGCGGTGTCCGCGTCAATCCATAGTAAGAGACACGAACATCATATGGATAGCATTAGAAAGTTTGGGAGGCTTGCAGAGTATAAAGACGTATTTTATTATATCGATTTAAAAATCCTAAAATCAGCTTTTCCTTTAGGGGTGATGACATTATTGATATTGAGCTATACCTTCGGGAAGGTTACTGCATTTAAAAATAACGAATATTATATGGTAGATGGTAGTAATACTAAAGTGTTGCTCAATTCATTTGGTAGTGGTTTTGTTGTTGGTGATTGTGAGTCCAATAGCGCAAAATTTGAATTTGTTAATGATTTAAAAGGGATGAAATTCACAGTTATGTCCTCTAAAAAGGAAATAGCTAAATTAAAAGAGTGTTTCGAAACACGTGTTAAAAATACGGATTAAAGCATAAGTCTTTTATCTTTTATTGCGGCTTAAAATAATTTCCTCCAGATTTTTGCTATCCAGCACCACCACGGTAAAGCCCAGCTCGCGCAGCCGCTCGTGCTCGCGCAACTGGTCGGCGCGTGGTGCTTTGCCGGGTGCTTTGCATTCAACGAAAACAAGACGGCCGCCGGGTAGCAGAACAATGCGATCCGGTACCGAGCGGCGACCGGGAGATACGAACTTAAAGGCCACACCGCCAGCCTTTTTCACTTCAGCGACGAGGTGCTTTTCGATAAGGCTCTCACGTTCATAAGACATAAATTTGCCTTGTTAACACTTATTGGGTAGTATCAAATAAAACAAGTATAAGGAATTAATATGTCACGAATCTTATTTCCCTCTTCATGTAATCCTGAAAAGATATTTAATTTTTGCAATGAAATTGAAAAACATTCAGGTCAACAGCAAATAACAATCGATTTTTCGCATATGGGAAGGATTGAACCATTTACAATGGTTTATGTTGCTAAGCATATTCGAGACTTCCATCGAAAACAGAAAAAGAACATTGATGGTTTTAAACTTTTTTGTAGCGGGCATGAGAATAAGGATTATGCCGCAAATATGGCATTCTTTCGAGCCTTCGGGTTAAAGCATGGCCGTGAACCGGGATGTACAGATGGAAATAATAATTTTGTTCCATTTACAATTCTTCGTGTTCAAACAGTTATAGATGAAGCTAACGATAAATATACTGAGGTGCAAGAGATAGTTGAGGAACGATCTGGTAAATTAGCAAAGATTCTTGCTCGCCAAGAAGAAGGCGACCTCATTGATGCTTTGACATTTTCTATTAGGGAAATTATGCGTAATGTTGTGGAACATAGTGATTCAAAGGTGATTGAATATTGTGCACAGTATTGGCCTTCTTATGACCGTGTTGAAATAACAATTTCTGATAATGGTATAGGAATGAAAAAATCTCTATCGAAGAACCCTTATATAGAAGCTGATAATGATTCTGAAGCCATTCAGTTAGCGTTAATGCCATCTATTTCTAGTAAAAATTTTAAGGGGGCGAGAATCAATACAAGAAATCCTTGGCATAATTCGGGATTTGGCCTTTATATGATCAGCCGTATATGTAAACTTGGCGGTAGTTTTCTTATTTGTAGCGGTGACCATGCAATATATCTAGATGAACACGGAAAGAAGCATATAGAGTTAGGTCATTATCATGAAGGAACTGTCGTTAGAATGGTGTTGAATACTAAAAAACTTGGTTCCTTAAGCTCAATGCTTACGCAGTTTAAGGAGGATGGCTACAAAATAGCTGCAGAAATAAAACATACTGGAGTTTATACAGCATCAGCTGCTTCGCAGATGTTATCTAGGGATTTTAAGTGACTTTGTATTACTCCTTACGGTAGTGGTACGCCTCAAAGCCGCCAGCATTCAGCGGAATATCGGGTGCCCATTCGGGGTTAGTGGAGAGAAGCGCGGAAAGCGCTTTATCGTTGAAATCTTCTGTGTCAGGTGCTTCGGTGATCACCTCGTCGTGTACCGTCAGCACAATGCTGTAACCGGCATCTTCGATAAGCGGCATGTTTCCGGCCAGAATGTCGCGGGCGGCCGCCTGGGTGATGTTCTCCACCAGCTTTCCGCCGTAGGTTTTGAGTCGTTGCCATTTACGCGAATAAGAGTTAACCCCCATGTAGGTGATATTCCCTTTTTCGATAACCGGAGACGGGTAGCATACAGCGCGTCCGGATGGTAGCTGTATGCGCAGCCACGCGCCATCGCGGCGGATTTTAAGATAACCGCAATACAATGTTTTTTGCGGTGTGGCGATTGCAGTGCGGACGGTGCGCTCCAGTTCGTACCAGAAATCACAGGTCGCGGGATGCGCCCGGCGCCAGAGACGTTTAAGTGAGTCGCAGGCGATAAATACCCGTTCAGAAAGCCCGTAGGTTGACTTGCGTTTAACCGATTCGTCGTACCAGCTTTTCGCCTCGCGGATAACATCGCGGGGAATGTTTGGTAGTGCGGCGTTCGCCAGCTCGTCGAGATCGAGACCGTAAACCAGTGCAAAAGTGATGAAGGCCGACACACCACCACCATAACCCAGACCGAGTTCCATGACTTTACCGATCTGACGCATGTGTTTATCAACATCATCTGGTGCAATATCGAAAGCTTTTGCATACGCCAGTTTATATAAGTCCGGACCCGTTCCGGCGTCGTACTCTCTGAATGCATTCAGTTTCCATTCTTCTCCCGCCAGCCATGCCAGCATACGGCCTTCAATGTTCGACAAGTCACTTACCACCAGCTTTTTGCCTGTTGGCGCGATAATGCAGCCACGTAACGCTGAACTGGTTAGTTCCATGATATTGTCAAACAGCAGGTCTGCACATCCGGCTTTCAGTGCTTCGATGCCTTCGTCTATTTGTTCCTGTTTTAGTGAAGGGCGGGGAAGGTTCTGGGGCTGGAATAGCCGTCCGGCCCAACGACCGGTACGTGACGCCCCGCAGAACTGTAGCGTACCGCGTAAGCGCCCGTCGTGGCTTACGCCTTTCATCAGTGCCTTGTATTTACTGGTGCTGGTAGTACTGGCCTGCAGGCGGATAGCCAGCAGTTCTTTCACGGCAGATGGTAAATCGGGGTCGGCAATACGACGTTCCAGAGTACTGCGTTGCATGTCTGGTAGCTCCACACCGTAGGATTCAACAATGTGCTTAATCAACGCGTCTCGTTGTGTGGCTGCCTGCACTTCGCCATCAGTCATTTCCTGTGTACGCTTTGCCAGGCGCTTTTGTTCCTGGTCTACCACGTCGATCGCAGCGCGTGCGAGTTCCACGTCCATGCAGACGCCCCGGTCATTGATCTGCTGATCACGATGCCAGAGCGCCAGTTCTGTCCCCTGATAATTCCACTTCGGCAGACGTTTATAGACTTCGCGCATTGCCTCGATATCCAGTCCGGCGTAAGCAACAAAGCGCCGCCATTCTTCCGGGTGGGTTTTGCTGGTGGCCCGGCGCAGTTTGCTGTTTTTCGGGCGTGGCTTACAGAACAGCTGGATCAGCGCTTTACCTTCTTTGTCCTTCGCTTTGTCTTGCGGGACGCCTAGTACTTCGCAGAGTTCCCCCAGAGACCCCGGGAGACCGTGCGCCAGCGCCTGCACCATTGTGTCGCGCCAACGTTCGACTGGCGGTGCTAGGCGCGGCATTGCATAACGCAGGACGGTGCGGTCGAAGTGAGAGTTATGAAAATAAAGTAGGGTTTCAGGGGCTGCGATTGCTTCGTATAAGCCGTGTGGAATACCACCACCGGCAGTGATATCCCACACGTTTACTGGTCCGTCGTTGATAGCCCATGCGAAAAGCATCACTTCAACGCCTTCGGCATACGCATGGGTACCGTTCGTAATAGGGATTTCGCAATAGGTTTCCAGGTCGCCCCATAGTATATTGGACATGTGTTTACCTTGGTTTTTATTCTATTAACTGATTAAAAGATTAATTATGCATATGATCCAATACTTGATTGACCATACAGAGCATCTGGAGAAAATAGCTGGATATATTTTTTCATGTTTGATTGTTATGGGAGTCTGGATAAGAAAGATCATTTTTAATTATAAGTATAAAGAGCCTAAATATGTCAAGAAGTTAATTTTATATTTAATTAAGTATGAACGTTATCTGGATAAGGAGGATAAGAAAGCCATAGAAAAAAGAATAAATGATAAAATTATTCGTGATGCGCTGAAATTGCAATCCTCTTATAACCGAAGTGATGTTATTTACATTTGCAATAGATTAGAAAAAAGACAGTATATAAATCAGTTGATTAAGCTTCAGAATTATATAGAGAAAGATAACGGAGTGTTTTTTATTAATGTTGATTTTTCAGGTTTTTTATTTATTGTTAGTCGTCTGTTTTCCTTTCTGTGTTTTGTGCTGTTTACCCTTTTTTCTATTATCTGCATTATTTCCATAGGGCAAAATGAAGGCCTTTTAAATTATCTTGTGTATATGGTTATGATAATAGTTTTAGAGACTGTTGGTTTTTGGATGTATGATACTTTCCCGTCTAAGAAAAAGATCTGTGAACTAAATAAAGAATTGAGAAAGATTAAGATTCCTGAGTGATTATACGCCTAATCAGTAGCCCGGTGTTTAACCGGGCGTCTATGAAGTAGGGTTAAATTAGTGCTTCAGCATCAGCACCTTCGCTGATATCGTCGAAATCGTCAGCGCTTGCCACTCCGCCGCCAGCGAATGCATCGCCGTCTCGCAGGAACTGGACTCCGCCGAGTGAGGCATTAATGCGTTTACCGAAATTATTGTCCTGTGCCCAGATATCGATAACGGCGTTTACATAGCACCCTGCATAGGGACGTCCGTCAGCCTGAATAAGTGGCGAACGATCGCGATCAAGAACAGCTGGGCGCGCTTTGTTAGCAGCATTCAGGAAGAAATTACCGGGGAAGCCTTCATACTCTGCTTTTTCATCACCATCATGCAGGCACAGATTGAGTTTTTTCTCCAGCTGGTTATAAATGGGCTCCCACTTCTCTCCCCATTTTTCCTTCGCTACCTGCTTCATAGCTTTACGGATTTCTTCCAGTTGTGGGTGTTTGGGTGACATTAAAAATACTGCGGAGAAACGTGGATCGCCTTCGCCGTTTACAGTTTTAGCTTCAAACAGAGACGGGAAGGCCAGACGAACATTGTTCAGCTTCAGTTTCATGGGTATTTCCTTAAATCAGATGAGGTCTGCGGTTAGCGTATCGTCGGATACGTCGTCGAAATCATTTACAGGGTTGATATTGAGTGCGGGGCGTGGGTCTGACTCGGGAACGACGGTGGGTTTACCATCAGCTCGTGTTATCAGTGCCTCGACTTTTGACCAACGGCGCGGACTGGCCTTTTTGATAAGTTTTTCGGCTTTTGTGGGACTAATAAGTTTAAAGTCGAATACTTCTTCAGTTTTGTACCTGAACTGGTCCTTCAGAAGTGCGCGAGCTGCCTCTTCATCACTCCAGGCCCGGTTACCTTGTTTTCCTGTTACCAGTTTAAACCCCGGTACCGGATGTCCGGCATTGAGTTCATTGTGAACCCGGTCCCGTACTGCCTTTAGCCAGGATTCAATAAAGTCGGCCTGGCTATAGATCTCCGCAAGCTGCTCAATGGTTAACAGAGGTACACGTGCGCTGGCATTGGTGATTATTTCGCTGACAGGCTTTGTCAGATCTTCAAAGTCGCTGGCCGCTGTTTGTAAATGCTGCATTTTCTGGGCAGTGCAAATAGCTTTTGCTTTACAGAAGCGGCACTGTTTTTCTCCAGGTATGAAGTTTTCCAGCGGTAGTGTCTCAATGCCTTCGCATTCAGCAATATTGAGAACAAGGATCGCACTGGTTGCGGCCTCCTGTGCCCGTTCACCGAAAGACTGAAGTTCCTGTACGGTTAATGACCATTCTGAAACGTGGTTGAGCCTTGGCTGGTGAATAAATAATCTTACAGTCTCAAAGTCATACAGCATGCTGAATTGTTCGAGCGCACCCAGAGCATACAGTTGTAGTTGCTCATTTTGTTCTGCATCAATGCGGACGCCTTTGCCATATTTCAGGTCGTGGATTTGTAATTCGTTACCAGCGATGATTATGCCGTCGGCAGTTCCGAAAGATTCTTCCACCCCCGTTATATGTGAGAAATCAACACGTTGTTCAACCAATAGTTCATTATTCTGTGCAAGAGTCCAGACCGTATCAACATACCGGCCAACGGCTTCGACCATTTCATCATCCACCTGTGGGCCAGATGTATTATCAGGATTTTCGCGAAGGGGGTATGAGCCGAGAAACATAGAAACATTGCATCCGGCGTAGTGTTCCGGGTGGCTTTGCCTGTTTCGTAGAACTTTTTCAGCAAGCGCGTGCGCTGCAGTGCCCTCGATTGCAAAAGTTGTTTCTTTATCCGGTTGTGTGGCCTCCAGCGCCAGACTTCCTGGGCAGCGCATCCATCGATGCGCTGATGATGGAGAAAGTTGTGCATGAACGTCTGGCATGATTAACCCTCCAGTGCTTTTTCAGCCAGGGTGATTACTTCAGCGAGATTTTCATCCGTTACTTCACCAAGTTTCCTGGCTCCCTGTTTTTCCAGAATTGCAATAGCTTCTGCCCGGTAACCCCCTTTTGCTAACTGGAGGATCAACCCTTCAGCTTGTTTGCGTAGTGCCGCGAAATCAATTGTATGGTCATCTTTGGCGTCATTATTCTGGCTGGAATTTGCTGCGTCTCTACGTGCAAATTCTTCCTGCAGCTGAAGGTACTCAACACGGTTGATCTCGATATGGCCTTTTTTAAGCATCTCGTTCAACTTGCGTAAGGTATGGAGTTCACTGGCTGCTGTGCCGGATACATTTTTGACGTAAAACGGCCCCGTGCGTTCTCCATCTTTGTTACTGGCCTTTTTCGGCTTAACTTCATCACGCCCATCTGCAGGTGCATCAAGTAGCTGCTCGGCAAAAGCACGTCGCTCGCCGATGGTTGGCAGGTCGTCCCAGAACTTAAGAATGTTACGGGACAGGTCCAGGAGAGCAGGTTTAAGCAGCGCCCTGGCTCGTTTGACGCCCTGTAATGCGCTGTCGAGAGCATCAATCTGAACTACTCGTTTATCGCCTTCAGCATCACGGTAGGCAACAGCACGTTGCAGCATGTCTTCTGTGATAGGGGTGGCTACCGGGTAGAAAACAGCCAGTGCGATAACGTCGCTGAACTCCAGATCATCCAGTGTCATTGCCGCTGACATGTTTTCAGCTTCAGTTGCTGTATCCCGACATTCCTGCACTCGTGAAATCGTGTCAGGATGCATAACAATACCTGATGCCATTGTGCGGATAAGACGTTCAAGCAGCGCATTATGTTGTGCTAGAAGTTGATTATTAAGTTCGAGACTGGTTTCTAAACTCATACTGTGGTCCTCGCTACAAGGAGAATGAAAGTGATGATCAGACCGAGCGCAGTGGCAACGGCCAGACCGGTCATCAAATCGAAGTTTTTACGGCGATAACGGAGAACATCGCGCCCCGTCAGTCGATGGATGTGTTCAGGTTTCATCGGTTGTATTCCTTTTTTCATATCGGGGAGCACGCTGTTGCGAGTGCGCTTTCAGACATAAAAAAGCCCGTCACTTGAGGCGGGCAAAGACTACACACAGCAATTACATGGATATCATCGAGTGCCTGCTTTTAACCACATCAGGCGAGGTAGTTCTCCTTGTACCCCTACAGTGAGAAATCGTCTAATATCTCTTCACCCCTACAGTTTGAGAGAGATTAGATATGTCTGAAGAAAAAGGAATTCTTTCCCGGATAACTGAATCGTTATCCGGCGTGGGAGGAGCAATTAAAAGCGCGGTTGGAGCAGCAAGAGAGATTCAGAATCTGACTGTCGACTATGCAGTTAAAGAGAAGACGCACATCTTACTCGATAAGCTAATGGATGTTCAGATGCAGCAAATGTCGCTTCAGGAGCTGCTGATTGCGGCTAAGGAGAAAATTGTTGAACTGGAAAATGAGAAAGTAAAGCAAGAGAACTGGGCCGCTGAAGCGGCGAGCTATGAACTTTACCAGCCTATGCGGGGTACTCTGGTCTATCGCAGCAAGCTTTCTGCAGATGCTGACCAATCTCCGGTTTATATTTGTCCCAATTGCTACGAGCAAAAGAGAAAATCTATATTGCAAGCGGAAGGTCTGGTTACTAAGCCAGGCCTTGGGCGAGCCGTTAATATGGTTTGTTCGTACTGTAGGGCTTCCTATCTGTTCAACCGAAATGCTTTAGAGGCCCGACTGCCTTCTGAAGATGAAAATCCGGGGAAGGCAATCACGGATTACGATCCTTACAACCAGTAATTTCTTTAAGCATGGGTACCCTTCCGGCCACCCAGAGTTAAAGGAACTAAGCGCCCCATCGTCGGGGCGTTTCAACTTGCGTGACTTATCAGTTTGTCGCGGTGTTGTCCTCTACGCTTACCGTACGCATACGGACTCGGCGCTTACCTCGATCCCATCGGGTGCTATTTCGTTTTGCCAGGAGTACTGCGGCTTACCTGTCACGCGGTTCAGTTTGTTAAAGAGCCAGTATTAAAAAACGCATTAATTATGCGATATCGTATTTATATGCGTTATGGGATTTTGTGTCAATACGAAAATGAATTATTTTGCAAATAAGAAAACCGCCCTTGTGGAGAGCGGTTTGATCAGAAGTAAGTTATCAGACTGTAAAGGTTAGTACATACGTAGCGCGGATTTGGCGATCCCCGCCACGTAATGGATTTTTTCAATGTTTTCGCGTGGTACTCTGACTGGTGGATGATCTTCATTTACAGACATTAGATGGAACAGGCCATCGCGTTCGAACAAGAAGGTTTTAACCATGACCTCACCTTCCCGGGTAACCACAAGTACTTCATCACCAGGAGTGTAGTCGTGGTTGGGTTCGACGATTACGAACTCCCCCTCTTTGATTCTAGGCATCATTGAATCACCAACACATTTCAGGGCGTATGCATCTTCATCCTTTGTCGGCCAGTATATGAAACCATCACTGCTACCTACTGAATATTGGGTGTCGCTCCAAAGTCCTCCAACGCCTAGCTGAGTGTTTCCCAAAACAGGTACTTTATTAAACCTAAGAGAAATATACGTTTTTATACCTGTCGCGTCCTCTTTCTCCATTTCTTGAAGGCTCCTTTCTGCCAAGTCTATTGGTGACACGTGGAAGTAGTCGGCGATCTGCTTTAACGTTGCGTATTTCGGATCTTTCACCTCTCCTGATACCAGCCTGTGTAGCGTTGGTTGGTTCAGCTGTAACCGACGTGCCAGCTCAGTTATCGAGCTTATCTTGGCTTTGTCCATCAGGTACTTGATGTTTTGAGAAAGGATATCGGTAGTATCAATCATTTGGATTCATCCATGTTGTATACAGGGACGGTGATTATGCGTTATCGGATATTTTAATCTAGGATGACATAGAATTGCTGTATTGCTGAGTAATCCGTTTTCGTATAAATTTGCGCTATAGACGAAAGTGGAGACTTAAATATGTCCGGACTAACACCACAAGAGATGGTCAAAAGCTTGATTGATTCAGGGTATACCCAAAACCAAATTGCCGAAATTGCAGGCGTGAAGCAGTCTTCTATTAGTCGGCTTCTTACCGGGGTTCATTCTGACCCTCGCTTTTCTACAGTACGTGCGATAGAAAAACTTTTTCAGGAAGTGACAGCTAGACAAAAGGTGTAACCCATGTCCGATAGCAAACCATGGGGAGCTACGCCTGATGAGTGGTTTCATTTCGACCTGGTATTGGGGCGGACTGCTCATCTTCTCCCAGTTGTATGTAACCCCAGTGCGACCATATCCCCTGATAGTAAATTGAAAGCGTTGGGTAAGACGCCGAGTCGCTATAACCGGGACCGCCAGGTCACCGGTATTGCTCAATGGACCGGGCATGTTGTTACTGAGCATGATTTTGCCCACTGGTCGAATGAACCGGATTATGGCATCTGCGTGCGTACAGGCCATGGCTGGCTGGCGCTGGACTGCGATAGCGAAGATGAAGACATTCAGGCAGATATTCGCAAAACACTTGTGCAACTTCTGGGTGAGTCGCCGCCGCGACGCTGGCGAGCAAACAGTAATAAGTGTCTGTATCTGCTGGCCGTTGATGGTGATTTCCGTAAGCGTATCCATCGCCTAGCGGGGGATATGGGCATTATCGAGTTGCTGGCGAACGGGCAGCAGTTCGTTGCCTGTGGTACGCACAGCAGCGGCGCGCGTATTGAATGGGACGGTGGTTTGCCGGATGAACCTCCGGCTATTACAGGTGAGCAGCTTGAAACGCTGTGGCAGCGCCTGGCTGAACAACTCCCTGTGTCGGTAACCACCGAAGCGGGCAACACGAAGATGCGCGACCGTTCAGCATTCACGCCCGGCGCGACGGATGATACAGCTGAATATCTTGATGCCAATGGCTGGACGCTGCTGGATGGCGCAAACGGTGAACGATATATCCGCTGTCCGTTTGAAGACGGCCACAGTAGCGGAGGCGATCCAACAAGCACAGTTTATTTTCCTGCGGGAACCGCAGGCTTTGAGCAGGGGCATTTTAAATGCCTGCATGCCAGTTGCGCGCATCGTGATGACGGAGATTTCCTGAATGCCATCGGGATCCGCAACGACGATTTCGAAGATCTGACCAGCATCGAAGTGGCGGAACCTTTACCGCTGCCTGCTTTCGAGCGTGATAAATGGGGGCGTATCGAGGCAACCATCAGCAATGCAGCCAAAGCAGTAGTACGCTCTGATTTTGTGGACATCGATATTCGCTTTGACCAGTTCCGCGACGAAATCATGTTTGCCCCGGCAGGATCCGGACAATGGCGGGCATTCACCGATGCGGATTATGCGCGCCTGCGCATCACGATGGAAAAGCGGGGATTTAAACCTGTTGGCCGTGAACTTATTCGCGATGTGGTGTTACTTGCAGCCGATGAACAACCATTCGATTCAGCGATCACCTGGCTGAACGGGCTGGAGTGGGATGGCGTGCCGCGCATCGAATGTTTCTACCATACGCACTTCGGTACCGCCGACACGCCTTATACCCGTGCGGTGTCTATGTACATGTGGACCGCGTTGGCGGGGCGAGTACTGGAGCCAGGCATCAAAGCGGATATGGTGCCGATCCTCGTTGGTCCGCAGGGCTGCGGTAAGTCTTCCGGAGTGGAGGCACTGAGCCCTGATCCTGCGTTTTTTACTGAAATCTCTTTTGCCGAAAAAGACGATGATCTCGCTCGAAAAATGCGTGGTCGGCTGGTGGCAGAGATTGGTGAACTGCGCGGACTTAATACCAAAGAGCTGGAGTCAATCAAAGCGTTTGTGACGCGTACTCACGAAAACTGGATCCCGAAATACCGGGAGTTCGCCACCCAGTTTCCTCGTCGCCTGGTGTTCGTTGGTACCACTAATGAGGACGAATTCCTTGCGGACAAGACTGGTAACCGTCGCTGGCTCCCCGTGGAAGTGTCGAAAGTCGACGTGAAAGCGATAAAAAGAGATCTTCTTTTACTTTGGGCTGAGGCTCGTGAGGTGTTTCAGCGTCTGGGGGGTATCCAGTTCCGTGAGGCTGAACAACTGGCAGCGAGTGTCCATGAACAGTACACCATCAAGGATGCTTGGCTTGAAACGGTAGAGAAATGGCTCGACACGCCCGACCTGATGACTAATGAACTTCCGCGAAATTGCGAATTTTTACGCGCAAGTGATGTTTTGCGTGATGCGATTGGGCTAAATCCTGACCGCATCGGAAAACGCGAAGAAATGCGAATTAGTAATGTTTTGCAAAATTGCGGGTATAAGCGTGCCCAAAGGCGAATTGGGGGGAAAAAATGCAAGGTTTGGGAACCGCTGGAACCACGCGGAACCACCTAGAAGAGAAGGTGGTTCCACCTTGCAGACCTTGTGGCAAGCGGGGCGGAACTACTGGAACCACTGGAACCGCCTTTCTACTAGAAACCCCATATATATATATAAGTCGATTGAGGGAAAGGTTAGGAAAAGGTGGTTCCAGGTGGGGGCAGGTGGTTCCACTCCGAATTAGCAACTTTTTGCATGTTGATACATGCAATATGCGGATCGGAACTGCGTTATCCACACCCACGGATAAACAGACGTAGTTCTCAGAAAAATTTTTCGTAGCAAAACGTAGAGGTCAGAGCTATGCGTAATATTCAACAGGTTTTAGAGCGCTGGGGTGGATGGGCTGCCGATAGCAACACCACAGTGAGCTGGGCTCCAATAGCGGCGGGATTTAAAGGGCTGGTAGTCAGCAGCTCGCCTGGCAGGCTGAGTTGCTGTGACGACGATGGCCTGATTATCGATGCTTGCGTCTGTCGGCTGCAGCAGGTCCGTAAGCCTGAGGAACTGGACGTCATTATGCTGTACTACGTCTACGGGTTAAGCAAACGTGAGATAGGGCGGCGGCGTCGCTGTTCTGAAGGATTTATCCGCCAGCAGTTGCAGGTAGCAGAGGGATTCATTGAGGGGTGTCTCTGCATGCTGGGTGTGAGCCTTCAGATGGATCCTGAGGTCGAAATTCAAAGGGATGAAAAAAGTATTAGTGCGCTACGCAAAAACTGCGCTACGCTGGTATGAGTTGAATTTCTGACCTCAACGAAGAGCTCCAAATCATTGGGGCTTTTTTAATGCTCTATTCTCAGTAAAAGTTAATAAAACAGGGTTTTCGTCGCGAAAAAACGCTATGCAGTTTTTGCCCTTTTTTATGCACCTTTTATTCACTCGAATTTCGTCATTCTGGACCACTTAAGTTGATTAAATAGGCCTTTCATCGCAAATCTATTGCGAGCGGTGATCGTGTGGTTCCTATAACGTACATTATGTTAAATAACTTCCTTTTTTAACAAATTTAACAAGGTTCGCTATGGCGAACTTTTTTTGTATTCAGGGCCCACCGAAGGACGGCTCATAACCCAATCCTACGGGCGTATACGCAGGGCCCGCCTTTCAACAACACCCCGTAATGGCGGAGGTGGGAAGTATGAAAATGCACAATGCTCCTCATTCCTGGCCTGACTTACTGGAACTCTTACAAAGTTGGTGGCGTGGAGATACGCCGTTGGGCGCAGTGGTTATGTCAATTGTTATGGCTGGCTTGCGCATTGCCTATTTTGGCGGTGGCGGCGGCTGGAAACGAAAAACGCTTGAGATTTTGCTCTGTGGTGCTCTGACGCTGACCTTTGCATCCGCTCTTGAGTATGTTGGATGGCCTAAATCTCTTTCTGTTGCCATTGGTGGTGGTGTTGGGCTGATCGGTGTCGATGCTATTCGTGGGGCTGCAATGCGAGTAATCGGTAACAAGTTTGGTGGCTCTAAGGAGTAATTCATGCAGACACTAAATTCCCAACGTAAAGCTTTCCTGGATATGGTGGCATGGTCAGAAGGAACGGATAACGGGCGACAACCGACACGTAATCACGGTTATGACGTTATCGTCGGAGGTGAGTTGTTCACTGATTACTCCGATCACCCTCGCAAACTTGTCACGCTAAACCCGAAGCTTAAATCAACAGCTGCAGGCCGGTATCAGCTTCTTTCACGCTGGTGGGATGCCTACCGCAAGCAGCTTGGCCTGAAAGATTTTTCGCCAGAAAATCAGGACGCTGTGGCGCTGCAGCAGATTAAAGAGCGTGGCGCTTTACCGATGATTGACCGTGGCGATATTCGTCAGGCAATCGACCGTTGCAGCAATATCTGGGCGTCGTTACCTGGTGCAGGTTACGGTCAGTATGAACATAAAATCGGTGACCTGATTTCCAGGTTTAAAGATGCTGGTGGGGTGGTAAATGAAGCTGACTTATAAGATTGTCATCGCGGCATTTTTCTTCTCTGTCTTTGGGGCGCTCGTCTGGTCTGCAAACCATTACCACAGCAAGTATCAGGCAGAAAAGTTGCGGGCTGATAAAGCGGAAGGTGAAGCTGAATATCAAGGGAAAGTGATAGCTAATCAGGCATTAAACTTCAATCGTTTTAACCAGATAGCAGAAAACGCAAGCCGATTAAATTCTCTGGTCGACATCGATCACGAGAAGACAGTCATCAAATACCGTGAGGTTCTGCTCCGTGAAAAGAACTGTGATTTCCCTGTTCCTGTTGATATTGCTGTCGGGTTGCTCAACTACGCGAACCGTTTACGCGCCAGCGCATTGCACGCCGATTCCGGGGACATTGACTCAGTCGGTGATCGTGCCACTACCACCAGAACGTTGACATATTGCCAGGCTGTTCTGTGGATTAACCCACTGTTGGCAGCCATCGAGAAGGCGAATAACCAGTTGGCTGGTGTCCGACAAATAGAACAGTCCCGGTAATAGCATTACAGAAGCTCTTCCAGGAGGGGCTTCGATAATGACCTGATAACTGGAAAATAAAATGACTAAGAAGCTGAAAGCAAAACACGAGGTGTTTTGTCGCGAGTTTCTTGTCGATCTGAATGCTACACAAGCAGCTATTCGCGCAGGCTATGCCTCCAGGCGAGCACATGTTACGGGGGCTGAACTATATGGTAAACCTGAGATACGCGCCCGCATTAACGAGCTAAAGCAGGAGCGTATTGATCAACTGGGCATTGATGCGAATTATGTGCTAATGCGACTGGTTGAGATCGACAGGCTCGATGTGGCTGACATCCTGGAGGACGATTTAAGTATTAAGCCTCTGTCTGCGTGGCCGGAATCGTGGCGTCGGTACCTGAGTGGATTTAACCTCGCTGAAATGTTTGAGGGGCGAGGAGATGACAGAGAAATGGTCGGGCTCCTTAAAAAGATTAAGTGGCCTGATAAGGTTAAAAACCTTGAGTTGCTTGGGCGCCATGTTTCTGTTCAGGCGTTTAAAGACAACGTCAAAAATGAAGTGACTGGCGCTGATGGAGGACCAGTCAGAACAGAAATTACCAACTTAACGCCGGAGCAGGCTGCAGAGGCGTATAGAAAAATGATGGGGTGATAGCCGCATGTTGCGGCTATGTATTTTAGGCTTGCTTTGGTCGAGTAATTCGGCCAAGAGCTTTAATTGCAGCGACTTTGACGTTGTGATTTAAGTCTGAAGATAAAGCAAGTAAGCGATTTACATGAGCTGGCGTTGCTGAAGCACTTTCACCGAGAGCATAAATTGCAGACAATTTTACTTCGTTGTTAAGGTCGTTGGTTAATTCCAACAACTTAGCACTAACTGCTGGTGTCATAAAACCTCCTGTAATTGGTACATAAACACTATCAACTTTGTTACGCAAAAACTCAATGCCTGGAATTGTTTATGCCTATTCCGTTTAAATTCGACTTCAGGAACCCTGATTACCAGATGGTTTTTGAATGGCGGATGGAACGCTTACAGCGCATTCGCCAGAACCCTGAAATATTGCCAGCACTAAAACAGTTTTACCGAACCAACCCGGCTCAGTTCATCATCGACTGGGGCATGACAACGGACCCGCGTAATATTGATTATGGCCTGCCGGTAACCATTCCGTTTTTACTCTTCCCTAAGCAGGAGGAGTGGATCCACTGGATTATGGAACGCTGGAGCAATCGGGAGAATGGTATTACCGAAAAATCCCGTGAAATGGGGCTCAGTTGGACCGCGATCGGACTGGCCTGCTCGCTTTGTCTCTTCAACAAAGAAATGGTTATCGGTTTCGGCTCCCGTAAAGAGGAATACGTCGACAGCACTGGTGACCCGAAAGCATTGTTCTGGAAGGCACGCAAGTTCGTGGAAACGCTACCTGTAGAGTTTCGCGGTTCGTGGAGCGAGAAGAAGCACGCGCCATATATGCGTGTTGAGTTTCCTGAAACAGGTGCCGTTATCAAAGGCGAGGCTGGCGATAATATTGGTCGTGGTGACCGTACCACGCTTTATCTGGTTGATGAGGCTGCATTCCTTCAGCGTCCTCTGCTGATTGATGCGGCGTTGTCACAAACGACGCGTTGCCGTATCGACCTGAGTTCAGTTAACGGCATGGCTAACCCGTTCGCTCAGAAGCGTCATGGCGGGAAGATACCGGTATTCACATTCCACTGGCGGGATGATCCTCGCAAGGATGAAGAGTGGTATCGCAGGGAATGCGAGAAAATCGATAATCCGGTGGTGGTGGCACAGGAACTTGATCTGAACTACAGCGCATCAGCGGAAGGAGTCCTGATTCCATCCGAATGGGTACAGGCTGCCGTTGATGCGCATATCAAACTGGGGATCCAGCCAACAGGCAAACGACTTGGCGCGATGGATGTCGCCGACGAAGGCAGGGACAAAAATGCCTTTTCCACCCGTCATGGCTTCCTCCTGGAAAATGTGCGGGAATGGTCCGGTGTGGGCAGCGACATTTATCAGTCCGTCGAGAAGGTTTTCGGCTTTTGCGAACAGGACAACCTCGAAGAGTTTCGCTTTGACGAGGACGGGCTGGGCGCTGGCGTTCGCGGCGATGCACGCGCTATCAACGAACTGCGTAACGCTGCGCGTCGACCGTCAATACTTGCCACACCGTTTCGAGGTAGTGGCGCGGTATTTGATCCGGATGATGAAGCTGTTCGCGGGGACAACGGGCAAGCCGCACGTCTGAACAAGGACTTCTTCGCTAACGCCAAAGCCCAGAGCTGGTGGCGGTTACGTAAACTTTTTCAGAATACCTGGCGCGCCGTGGTTGAAGGTATGGCTTACAACCCGGACGAAATCATCTCAATCAGCAGTAGCATGGCACTCAAAGATAAACTCATCATCGAGCTTTCGCAGCCGACCTATTCCATTAATGGTGTGGGAAAAATAGTTATTGATAAACAGCCTGATGGAACCCGATCGCCAAACCTTGCCGACTCGGTGATGATCAACTATGCCCCAATGAATTCAGCCCTGAACATCTGGGAGCTGCTAGGGAGACAGGCCTGATGGCACGAAACAAACAAGCCCTGCGGCGAACTGCGCAGGCCACAGCTGATGGTTATGAGAATTTTATTGCCCGCGTAGGGATGCAGACACCTAACCAGCACTCAGCATCCACCTACCGGGCTAATTTCACCAGTCGTAACCGCATGCTGGTGGAATGGTCCTATCGTTCGTCCTGGATTATCGGCGAAGCGGTCGATGCTATCCCGGATGATATGACCCGCAAAGGCATTCGCATCACGTCGGAAATTGATGCAAAAGATCGCGGCATTCTCGAATCACAACTGGATGAGTTGCAAATCTGGGATGCGCTGAATGACGTGCTGAAATGGTCGCGCCTCTACGGCGGCGCGGTGGGTTTCATCATGATTGAGGGGCAGGCACCAATGACCCCGCTGCGACCCGAAACCATCGGTAAGGGCAAGTTTAAGGGGATTCTCCCGCTCGACCGCTGGATGATTGACCCGGTACTGACCCGCCGCATTAAAGATATGGGGCCGGACCTGGGTAAACCTGAGTTTTACGATGTGGTGACCACAGCAACGGGAATTCCTGCCTGGCGCATTCATCACAGTCGACTGATTCGCTTTGATGGCGTCACGCTGCCATTTCAGCAGAAGATGACCGAGAACGAATGGGGAATGTCGGTTGTAGAGCGTATCTGGGATCGTCTTACCGCGTTCGACAGCGCTACTGTCGGCGCGGCGCAGCTGGTCTACAAAGCGCATTTGCGTACCTACAGCGTGGAGAAGCTACGCGAGCTTATCGCACTTGGTGGTCCTGCGTATGAAGCGTTGCTGAAGAATATCGACCTGATTCGACAGTTCCAGAGCAATGAAGGCATGACGCTCATGGACTCGCGGGATAAGTTTGAAACCCATCAGTACAGCTTCAGTGGTCTGGATGACATCCTTTCGCAGTTTGCAGAACAGATTAGTGGCGCTGTTGGTATCCCACTGGTGCGGTTGTTCGGACAGTCCCCGAAAGGATTTTCTACCGGTGATGCAGACCTTACCAACTATTACGACCGGGTAAGCTCGTTGCAGGAGAGGCGTTTACGTCTTCCGGTGCGGCGGATACTGGACATCATGCATCGTTCGGAACTTGGCAAGCCGCTGCCGGACGATTTCACGTTTGAGTTTAACCCGCTCTGGCAAATGTCTGATGTCGATCGCTCAACGGTGGCGTTAAACACCACCAACGCAATCAGTACGGCGCTGGGTGATGGTCTGATGACACTGAAAGCCGCTATGACTGATTTGCGCGAAAATTCTGACGTAACCGGCATCGGGGCATCCATTACCGACGAGGACATCGAGAATGCCGAAGATGAAGCGCCGCCCGGCATCGGCGAACCTGATGACGAACCGCAGGAACCGTCAGGCGGAAATCCGCTATCGAACCAGCCTACGCAGGATAGCGCGGGCGGTCGGAGACATCGTAAATGGTCGCTACGATGGTTCAAATGACAGTATCACGGAAATTATTGAGGCGCTGGAACGCTACAGTGAAATCATCACCCCCTGGGCGACAAAGGTCGCGGAAAACTTTACCGCCGATATTGTGCGCAAGAATGATGAGCAGTGGCGTAAACACAGCAAAACCATCAGCCGTGAGCTACGCAATCTGGTAAACAGTGCCCCGCCAGGGCAGGTGATGAAATCCATCGTTGCTGAACAGGTTAAGTACATTAAATCGCTACCCCTCGAGGCGGCTGACAGGGTGTACGACATCCGGAATCGGGCGATTGAAGCTGTTGTGACCGGTGGGAGAGCGGAACATTTTGCTAAAGAAATAGCCGCATCGGGTGATATAGCAAAGTCCAGAGCTGACCTGATTGCCCGTACTGAACTTGGACGTGCAACCGGCGCGCTGGATCAGGCGCGTGCGCTGGCAATTGGTTCGAATGGTTATATCTGGCGTACAGCCGAAGATGGTGACGTCAGGCATTCTCATCGGGAAATGGAAGGTAAATTTGTCGAATGGGGCAAACCTCCAACGCTTGATGGCATGACCGGTCACGCTGGCGAGCTCCCGAATTGTCGCTGTTATAAAGAAATCGTTTTTCCCACCTCCCATTCTTATCCCGCCTGAATCGCAGGTAACACATGAAATATTTTTTCAATACCCGGCTGGGGGAAACCCGCTATCAGCTGGCTGACGGCTCGTTGCTGTGCAAAGACGTGCCGATAGGACGAACAGGTAAGCAGCTCTATGGTGCTGATGACCTGCCAAAACTGAAACCCGATAAGTTCGGTGAAATAGTCGTCACGCGTTCTCCTGAGCAGGTATTCCATCCGGCCACGCTCGCCTCATTCGAAGGGATGAGCATCACGATCCTGCATCCTGAAGATGAAAACGGGAATGTGCGGCTGGTCAACCCCGAGAACTGGAAAGAGCTTGCGGTAGGGCATCTTCAGAACGTTCGGCGCGGGACAGGTGATCAGTCTGATTGGATGCTGGCTGACCTTATCGTCAAAGACGAAAGCGCCATTCAGCTGATCGAAGATGGTCTGCGCGAAGTGTCGTGCGGCTATGACGCTGAGTACGAGCAGACCGAACCCGGAAAAGCCGAGCAGGTCGATATCACCGGAAACCATGTGGCTCTTGTCCCTAAAGGCAGAGCCGGAAATCGTTGTGCAATTGGAGACAGAGACACAATGGCAAATCAAAAGAAAAGCTGGTGGACCCGCATGCGCACGGCCATCAAAACGGGTGACGCTGACACCATGAACGAACTGCTGGACTCTGCGCCAGCGGCGGTAACGGGTGACGAAGGGGATCTGCCGAGCGGCGTTAACCTCAACATTAACCTTTCACCGCAGCAACCATTGCCGGACAAAAAGCCGGAAATGGGCGGAGAGCCAACCGGCGACGGCGAGGACGATATCAAAACCTTGCTCAAAGCCCTGCTGGCTAAGCTGGAAGGTACTGCAACGGGCGATAACGACGATAAGCCTGACGGCAAAGATAACAAAGACCCTACCGGCGACGGTGAGGACGACGAAGAGGAAACCACGATTACCGGTGACGCTGCTTATCGTGCCGAAGTTATCGTTCCGGGTATCGATCTGAGCCGTAAGGTGAAACCGACCGCGTTCAAACGTGATGTGCTGTCCGCCGCTGACAAAACACTGGTTCGCCAGGTTGTCGGTGATGCAGATATCCGCAAATTGCCCAAGCAATCGGTCGATATGGCGTTTAACGCCGTGTCTGAGATTGCCAAAGGGCGAAACACCCGCAGCACCACGGGCGATGCACAACGTCCAAATATGGGCATGACCAGCATCGCTTCCCTGAACAAACAAAACGCCGACTTCTGGTCTAACCGCAAAGGATAATCCAATGACTGCATATCTGTACCGGATGCCTGTTGGCATTGCCGGGGCTATCTCTCGCCCGCAGGACTTAACCGTCGAACCGGTGATCCTTAAATCCGCTAACGCCTTCGCTGCCTATGGTCTGGCTGGCAAATATGACGCTGACGGCTTTTTCGTGCCGCTGGCGGACGGTGACACCGCCGACAAGGTGAAGGGGATCTACGTTCGTCCGTATCCGACCACATCGCAGCCAGACATGGTTCGCCAGGTGGGGACGGATAAGAACTTCCCGGGTGACGCCATGAAGCGTGGCTACATGACCGTTAATCTCGGTTCTGACTTTGATGCCAGCACCATCAAAAAAGGCGACCCGGTATACGTTGTCGTCTCCACTGATGAATCCATCAAAGTGCCGCTGGGCGGCTTCATGTCCACGTCCGTCAGTGGCAAAAACGTGGCGCTGACCAACGCCGAATTCACAGGGGCCGGTGACGCTAACGGCAATGCAGAAATCTCCTGGAAGATTTAAGGAACAGACGAATGATTACTTTTGATCAGGCAACCGTTGATAGCTCTGGTGCCTTTCTCATCGGGGAGCTGGAGCGACTCGACCAGACGTTGAACCTGCCGCTGGTGGGTTACACCTGGACCCGCGATATTCAGCTGCGTGAAGACGTTTCTATCGCAGATGACATTTCCAGCTGGACTAACACCAGTTTTGGCGCTGCGGGTACTGGCGCAAATCCGAACGGTAAAAACTGGGTAGGCAAAGACTCCACTGCTATTGCTGGCGTGAATGTTGATATCGGCAAAGACGGCAATCCGCTGAACCTCTGGGGCATGGAACTGGGCTGGACCGTTGTAGAGCTGGCAGCAGCTCAGCAGGTAGGTCGCCCGATTGATACCCAGAAGTACGACGGGATGCAGCTCAAATGGCAGATGGACAACGACGAGCAGGTTTACATTGGCGATGATGCGCTCGGCCTGAAAGGGCTGGCAAACCTTGTCGGTGTGACGCTGAACAATGCGCCGAAGACCTGGGCGAACTCCACCAACGACGAGATTCTCGATAGCGTGAACAGCATTCTGTCGAATGCCTGGGCAGCATCCGGTTATTCCGTCGTGCCTTCTGATCTGCGCATTCCGCCAGAGCAGTATTCACTGCTGGCGAGCCGTAAGGTTTCCGAAGCGGGTAACCAGTCACTGCTGACCTATCTGGCCGTGAACACTATCGCTTTCCACCAGAACGGCGTTCCGCTGGAAATCAAAGCGGTCAAATGGCTGAAAGGGCGCGGAGTTGGCGGTAAAGACCGTATGGTCGCCTACACCAACGACAAGAAATACGTGCGCTATCCGCTGGTGCCGTTGCAAAGCGTTCCTGTCCAGTATCGCGGTCTGTACCAGATTGCGACCTATTACGGCAAGCTCGGTGCGGTTGAGCCAGTGTACAAAGAAACCCTGTCCTACGTGGACGGTATCTGATAACCAGAACGGCCCCGAAAGGGGCCAGAAG